TATCTTTTTAACCTATGCCAGTTATCGTGTACTTTCTTCCGATTTAGTTAACATCAACAAATTCGAAGCAACCTGCATGATTACTAGCATTTTTAATATAGAGTTAATTGTATATGCTATATCTGTTGCATATATCTTAAAAATAGTTTTATAATGAGTTTAAGGGTGTTAAGTCGTAAGATTTGGAGGCGTAAATATGAATGTATTAAGATTAATTCTGTCAGATATATTTGTTTTTACATCTTTGGTGGGATTAATATGCTTAATTGTAACAATTCCGCTGTATCTTTTCTCGGTACCATTAAACACATTTACTGAAATAGGAAGATGGCTTATAAGTATATTAATAGTGTTTTTCCTTTTAAAATATGGATATATTAAAATTAACTCCGATTTCTAGGAATTTTTATATCTAAATCGTTACTTACCTCTTCAAGAGTGTCGTCAGATATTGCGGCACTCTTTTTCTTGTTTTCGTAATATAACTGTAAGAATGCGATGATCTTTTCCAGTAATCCATCGGTTGATAACTCTGCATCTATTTTACCGATTGGATTCTTAGATATTTTAAGTTTTCCGCCAACTACAAGGACACCTATTACAGCAATGGCAATTACAAATAGTTCGGGTCCAAAATATTCTATAACCCCCGGACACTGAACGTTTACTCGAGAATTGATTTTTCTAGCTGCTGCAGTTACTGCCTCATCTTCATTATTAATTGCATTATTTAATTCAACCGCACGTTCCAATATCCCCGTCATATATAAAGGAATATGTAAACTAGGAACATCAGCTTGTCGTCTGACGGCTATATTAAAGTAAGCCACGCCGTCCATGATATAGAAAGGGTTAATCGCACGCTCAATAAACGCCCTGTAATCGTTGGCGTTGGACAATGCTTGTTGATTTCTAAAAAATAAATAAAGTTTAGGGTCTATTAAATATCGTTTTGTAGAAGTAATCCATTTTACTTTTCGTCGTTTTAAATACGGACAAGACTCTTCTTGTAATGCGTTATCGATGTCATCAACCTCATAATGTATATCATCTTCTAACAATCCGAATGCGAATTCTGCTGATCCAGTAGAAGGGATAATTACAATATCACCTTTTTGCATTTCTCTGCAAAAACGATAAACTTGGTTAAACACTCTGGTTGTATTTGCACCATATTTTTCTTTAAATGGGCCTACAATTTCATCCGTTCTATATAGTTCTTCAACACATGGGACATCATTCCATCCGATAGCTACAAACCCTTTTAAAAAGAACTCTTTATAATAATCTCCTCCGTGTGTTCGGAGAAACCAGTAATTTCGGTTAGGCACTATGGTAGGCTCTATTCCTTCTGATTTTAAAAAGTCAGTTAAGTCATCGAATGTAACTGTTTTATTCATTTTGAAATCTCCCTTTTATATAATCCCTTATAATACTGATACATAATGATGGTAGAAATCTATATTCTCCAATTCGGCATCATCGATACTCGTTCGACGGACCATTTGCTCAACTAGATTAACGTGTTGATCTAAATAGAAGTCATCGTTAATAATATGCATCAATTCGTGCTTAATTTCCTCTCGCATGCGGTCATGAGGGAGGTTTTTATTTATGTAGATGTTATGGGTATCTACATCTTCACATTCCTCTGACACAGCATTGGCATGAGGCAAGTCGCAGTAAATCAAATTTACAACCAATATAACACGCTCCCTTGTGTATTATTTGTTTTTTAGTTTTAAAAGCTCAATATATTCAACAGCTTTCTCTAAATCCTCCTTACTTATATCTTTAGCAGCAGAGAAGAGCATACGAGCTCCTGGACGTGTGCGTAGGTATTCCGCGAATTCGGCTGCTTCACGGTCGGTGTAATAGCCATCTGTATATTTCTCTACTAGTTCAGATTTAGGGACGCCAAAATAGTTTGCCAATAATTCAATTTTATCGATTCTAGGATATGTATTTCCCTTTACCCAATCGGTAAACGTAGTATACTTTAACCCTAAATCAGCGCATATTTTATTGCGATCAATTCCGCGACTATCCATTAGTCGTTGAATATTCTCAGCCATAATAGCCTTGTTGCCTAAGTCATTCATAATAACCTCTTTGTAACGCATCATATTAATTAATATACCTATATATTACGATGAATTCGTAATAAAATCAATGTTTTACGGAAATTTTACGAGAGTTTAAGTTTTGCTTATGAATATTACGGAAAAACCGTAGCATAATGATGACTGTAAACAAGTGGTGAAAAAATGAAAGGAGGTTCTCATGAAGTACACGTTAAAGATGTTACGGGTGTCAAAGGATTGGTCACAACTTGCCGCAGCTAAAGCGATAGGAGTATCTGTTGATACATGGGGAAATTGGGAGCGGAAACGTTCTTATCCTGATGTTCCACATATTAAAAAGATACAGGACGTATTTAATGTGGCATATAGTGACATTATTTTTTTTATAGTTGGTTGCGGTTAAACCGTTACTGAGAAGGGGGAATAGATGAATAAAGAAAAACGAATTAGAGAATTAGAGGCACGAGTAGCTTACCTTGAAACAATTACACAATCGAGTGCACACACTTTGTTAACAGATTATATTTATCAAGTGGCAGAGATAAGTGGAATACCTTGTCATAAGGTTAGAAATCGCAATAATTCTGGATGGATTTTGCCTAATTTTGAAATGCATTGTAAGAAAGCAATCGCATTGGCATTAGGTATCTCTAAAATTATGGATATTACTTATGATATGTTACCTGACGCTGAACGCATCATTGATGTCATTGCTGATGTGTATGTATCTCGGCATTGACGATAAGGGAGGAACCATGAAAATAGTAAAACTCATTACAAAAGCAACGCACCAGAGCATAGTAGACGCAATGATTTCCATAGCAATAGCACATGGCTTAACGATTACTAATGTGGAAAATATTATGACTGATGTAATAGCGTATTTGAAAGATAATGCAACGGTAAAAAAGTAAAAGCCACCAACAAACGTTAGTGGCAGTAGAAAGGACGTGAAAATATGGAGTTTGTCATCGGATATATTATAGGGCTCGTGCTGACAGGAATTTTGATTATTGTAGTTGCTGGACGTGAGTTTTAAGCCGTTGAGCTTCTTCGCGTAAAAATTCGACGTCTGAGTGATCTTTTACAACAGACATTTTTTCGATAAGGAGTGTGAATTTAATAAATTCTGTAGGATATGCTTTTGCAATTTCAACACGTATTTCGGGCCATAAAGAATAGACCCATTCTGAAAATGCAGAATAGACGCCAGTCGTCATTATGAATCTTACACAATTATCAATGCATCGAAGGAATATAAGCAATAACGCCTTATTGTATTTTTTTCGTTCTTTTTTAGTCTACTAACATTTGTTAAGTGATTCAGATACGCACCTAGTGCAGATGCAAACGACGCCGTAAAAAGGCCTAAGAAAAAATCAGTGTAATTAATCATAATTAATACCTCCCTTTTGAGGTAATTATATCAGAAATTAAGTGAAAGAAGGTAATAGTCACCAACAACGTTAGTGGCAGTAGAGAGGAGGTGTAGAGATGAAGAACCCTGTAGGGGGGATTTATACAAAAGAAAATAGAGAACAATTTAATTATCAAAATAAATTCATAAGAGTTGAGCCAACAGGGGGTGATTTTTGGGACTACTTACCATTTATTGCTGTAGTGGTTACCTCTGTTTCATTAGGCGTATCCATAGCATTTTGGCTATTTAAAATTTTATGAAAATTGGATAAATCGTAATGAACTCTGTAGAACTTAAATTTTTTTCGATTAGATGTTGATACAGATGAGCGATGCCATGGTAACCAAGCGTATTGAGGAATTTTAAATTCAATGGAGACGCCCTCTTCAATAGAAATAGTTTTATTAAGAACGATCAAGATGGGCAACTCTAAACAACTTCCTGATGTGATGGGACCACAGCGAGATTTAGGCAAATCAATAATGAAATTTTCCAAAGCTCTTGGTCCGAATGGACTAATTAATAAAGAAGGCTTGCTTTTTAATAAAGGAAGACTAGATAAAGTGCAAAGGAAATGGTTTTCGTTTGTTTTAGGATTATAGGCTCGTAAATCAAAATAAGAGCTATTGGCAGTACTAGCATTCACGATGATTGCAGTTGTAAAAATTGCATATCGATTAGGCGAATCTTCAAAAATATTATCAGCAGCTTTTATGTTTTTTGTGACATCTAATGCAAAACAATTGGTATCAAAATCAACCGTTATTAATCTTCTTTCTCGTAAATATGAAAGTAGAGAAAGTAATAAAGCAGCTAATGAAATAATTACAGTAATAAAATCCATATTTTCACCTCCTTTCAAGGTGATTATATCAAAAGTATTTATTGTGTCGAAAGGAGAATAAAAATGAAACCAGATAGTATTTTAAACACAGACCAATATACAAAGATTGTTATAAAGCGGGAAGACGACGATACAGTAGTTGCGGTTATCACTGAAGATGATGTCGAGCCTTCGCCAAACTATATCGCCGTACTAATTCCTAAATATGACTAGCCTTTTGGTGGATGCGGATCATGTCCGTGGCTATCCTTTTGAGATATCCGTCCATCTTTATTGTGGATTACTAATTCACTTTTTTGATTGCGACTAGTTTGTCTTCCGTAATCGATTGCCGATTGCTTTGTGTCGAAGTGTTTAGTTGCTTTAGAATTTCCAGCACCTTTGACATTCCAACCGCCACTTTTGGATGGTACAACATGTTGATTTTTACCCATATAATCACCTCCTTTCTAAGATGATTATACAAATTAAACTTTAAAAATATGCAAAATATACATGAACAATTTATGAATACGCTTGGAGGAGGTAGTTATGAATAATAAATGGTTTGATAGACCCTTTTGTCTTACAGTTGAAGAGGCTGCTGAGCAAGCTCGTGTAGGGCCTGAACAAATTCGTAAATGGGCTAAAGATTTTGATTTCCCATCTATGAAGGTAGGGGAAAGAGGAGGCAAACGCTTAATTCAT